TACTATTAACAGCAGCACTCCTGCTGACTATGCACCTCCTTCAACTAATGTCTTAACAGGTATTACTGATATTGATGGTGATGTTAATAAGATTAGAGTTGACGGTGTAGAGAAGGCTTCTTCCACTTCCGACCAAGGCAATGGGCCATTCGGTAACTGGACGCTGAATGTAGGCGCTCGTAACAACGCTACCTCATTGTTCCTAGACGGTAGAATATACGGCCTTGTTGTTCGTGGTGCTGAGTCTAGCGCAGCAGAGATTGCTTCTACTGAGGCGTACATGGCCGCTAAGACAGGAGTCACCCTATGAATCAGTATGCAACCATAATCGTAACAGACGCTAACAAAACTGCTGCACAAGAGTTACTAGGTGAAACTTTCTTTGATATTCCTTTAAAGAAAACACTAAGCAAGTACTGGGTTAGCTCAGGCTACTTCCTAGTTGAAGAGTATGATGCAATAGTAGACAGCGGTTTAGCTTTTAACATTAATACTGAAGACAGTTATTTTGATTGTTTATCAGAACTTAACATGACTAGAATTATCAAGGACGAGGACTAACCCATGGTAGAGGAGACTAAAGAAGCATTGGACGTTGTAGCTGTTTCAACAGGTATACTTTCATTAGCGGCATGGCTACCGCCTATCGCGTCGATATTTACAATCATCTGGATGGGCTTGCGTATATGGGAGTCCAACACAGTTATGGAACTCAGGGGTAGAAAGTAATGTCAATTCTCATGTCGTTAATACAACCAGTAACAAAGCTGTTAGACAAGGTAATCCCCGATGCCGATGCAAAGCAACGTATAGCGCATGAGATTGCCGTTTTAGCAGAGAAACAAGCACACGAACTAGCTAAGTCACAAATAGAGGTAAACAAAGCTGAGGCAGCACATAAGAACTTATTTGTCGCAGGTTGGCGTCCGGCTGTTGGTTGGACTTGCTGTCTTGCAATGGCGAGTAACTTCTTGGTTATACCGATGGCAAACTTTGCGTTGGCTCTTGCCAGTTCTACAATCGTCATTCCCCTTATAGACCTGTCTACTATGTTACCTGTACTTATGGGTATGCTTGGTTTAGGTGCAATGCGTACTGTTGAAAAGACTAAAGGAGTTAAGTAATGAGTAGAGGAACGGGCGCACAGCAGATGACCTACGGTGGTGGAGGTGGTTACTATAGTCCATACAGTAACCCAGCCGGACAGACTTATCAACCTGAGAATAGAGGTAATCACAACTTTTCTGTATATGACACACCAGATACTGATTTTGGAGACGGCGGATTATTTGGTCAAAGTGGCACTGCTAACGACCAGTCACGTACAGACCAAGCAGCAATTACTAAAGAAAATCTTCCAAACTATAACAATCCCGCAGAGTCAGCTACGGATGCTTATCAAAGTCAGTTTGGCACAATGCCGCCTAATGAACCTTTGACTTTCGGCAGTATGATGGGCAATATCAAAGATTACGCATTATCAGCGTTTAGGTCAGCGCCTATCGTCAGGATTGCAGGTTCTGTGTATGACGGTTCTTTATTTAACGACACAGGTCAGTGGCTAGGAGATTTTGCGGATAGTCCTTGGAATCCTATGAACTGGGAATCAGGAGACCCTGCGCAAGGTTGGACAGTCGAGTTACCTGACGGCACTGTTATGATGCAGGGAGACACAGCCCAGTCTGGTATGCTGGGTTACGGAGGAGGTGTGCCGGGGTCGGGGACTCTTTCAGGAGGCGCAGAGGTAGGAGACACTTTAACAACAGCCGGCGGCGGTACTGTAATTTTAAGTGACAGGGAGTATAAAAGACCCGGAGACCCTGGATATATTCAGTACGGAAACGCTCCTATACTCCCAGAGGATATGGACATTCCTGACGGTCATATCTATAATTATAGAACAAATGAACTTCAAGATTTACGCGGAAACCCTTATTATTATAGAGTGATAGACTCTAACAACGCTTACAAAGAAAATGTGTTGCCTCTTTTAAGGACGGACGAAGAATGGCTTGCTATGTCCGAAGCTGAAAGACAAGAAAACTTTGAAGCAAGGTCTGCAGCCTTAGACCCTTATAATTTTGGAAGTGAAAGTACGACATCACCTTTTGGGCAAACCAGTGTTTATAATAATTTGCTTCCTGTAGGGTCTGAGGACAGAACCGAAGTTTTACGTCAGGCATATCTTAACGGAGAAATTACTAGCACAGAGCTTAGCCGTTATCTGGATGATGCTACAAGGGCGCAAGGAGCTAAAACTGAAGAACAGATAGCTGTTGACGAGGGGATGGATTTTCTTGTAGACCAAGGAGGATATACTGAAGAGGAAGCAGAAACACTTTTTGGAAATAACTTTACTCGTGATGAATTTTCAAGCGAAGGTGTTAGGTCACAAGAAGACTTCTTTAACTTTTTTGATGATAGTCTTACAGAGCTAACAGATGTAGACATTGATTTAGAAAGTACAATGTATCGGGCTTACGATGATAAACGCGAGCAAGATTATGCTAACGCTTTTAATTATTTAGATAGCTTGCAAGGCTCTGATGATTTTATTGGTGCTTACCAAGGCACGGACATTACTAAAAGAAACGCCTATATTGTAGACCTTTATGAAAGGGATTTGATTGATGAGCGGCAGTATACCGAAGCTGTGGTTGCTAACCTTGTTGAAGCAGGTGAGTTTGTTTTTCAATTAGAAGACGGAACGTATGCAACAGGCACTGAAAATGGTATTTACGACGATTACAAAGTTATTGTGCCTCCCGGTTCTGCTGATGAAAATGAACAACAATACTACGACTACTTAAAAAATCGTACTTTTGACGACATTGAAGAAGTTGAGGGTTTTACTGCTGAAGAAAACGAAAGACGTGCTGAAATAGCTAGATTAGATAATCTTGGTGGTGTTGCTTTTGACGATAGAAAGGCAGAAAGACGACCTCGTAAGAAATGGTATGACGCCATTTTACAGCCTCTTAAAATAGTAGCCCTTGATTTTCTTACGGCGGGTGCCTATACCGCTATCCCTGCGTTAGTTAATATTGCAAAAGGAGAGGGAAATACTGAAGACTACGTAAGAGTTGCTCCCGGTCTACTAGAAGCAACGGGCGTGACTACACCTCCTGTAAGTGCAGAGGAAGCCGCTGTAATTCAGGATAATGCCACAAACAACGCTTTGGATAGAGGTTACAGCCCTTCAGACGCAGCGCAGTATGGTTACGATGCCGGCCAAAGAGCTTTAGAAGGTACAGGTCTTAATTTTGGAGTAGGTGAATTAACTTACGAGCAGACAAACTCAGCAATTAAATATGCCGGTAACGGTAATATAAAAGAGTTTGTGATTCAAGAGTTAGCAGCCCCTTACATTAAGGACATGTTTGAAGGAGTTGACACTGACCTTTTCAACGGGAAAAGCCCAGAGTTTGTAACGAGATGGCAAGACACTTGGGATAACATGCCTGAAGATGTTAAAGCCGGTCTTAACTCAGCAATGGACTCAGCGTTAGCCGGAGACAATAGAGAAGAAATATTAACAGGAGCAGTAAAAGATTATCTTGAAGCCTCTGGTTTTGACAATTTTGTTGAGGACTCGCTAAGACAGAGAGCAAGAGATTTTGATGATAATTACTTACAACCTCTTTTAGACTTTGAAGGGTCTTTTCTTAATGTTGATGCGGCTAAAGAGTTCTTAGGTATTCTTAGCTCCTCTGCACAAGAGGTTGGACGTACTGTTGGTGATTACGTAGACCCCGCTTTAAGTGCTGTAGGAGACGCAGGTTCTACTGTTGATGACGTTGTTTCAGATGCTATAGGAGACACTAGCTCCGCCGTGGGGGACGTAATAGACCCTGCTTTAGGTGCCGTAGGAGACGCAGGTTCTGATATTGACGATATTCGTCGAGAAACAGGTAGTGATATTGAAGACACTATTAAAGAAAATGTACCTCAAGGTACAACGCCTGAAAATCCTTTTGCGGGTAGTGGTGGCGACGGGGAAAGTTTTGGAAGTCCTGATTTTGATTTAAACTTTAATTTTGGTTTTGGTGGAGTAGGTGGAACACAGCAAGACCCTTATGAATACGACCCCTTTGTTATGAAAACTGAAGTAGGTTTGAGTGATAGACCTTTCTTAGAATATAGAGACCCTTCTAGTTCTAAGCCTACTGATGAAGATTATTATTATATTGAAGACTTTTTAACTAATGACCCTTTTAAGAGTACACTTTAATGAACTATTTACAAGCAATTAACAAAGTACTACGTAGGCTGCGGGAGGACGAAGTAACGTCCCCTGATGCTACAGCGTACTCTAAACTGATTGGTGAGTTTGTAAACGACGCTAACCGTACGGTAGAGGACGCTTGGAACTGGTCAGCCCTTCGTAGGGAAAACACTACAACTACCGTAGCAGGGCAGCGTGACTATTTGCTGTACAACTTAACATCAGAATTTAGTACTTTACAAGTAACTAATAGCACTGAAAAGTGTTTTGTAAACTTAGGTACTGAAGCAGGTTTACAGGAAGATAAGTTTATTAATCCTGCTACAGAGTCTGTACCTTCTAATTATGTTTACACAGGCTACGACGAAAATGCGAATACTATAGGTGTCGCTCTCTATCCTGTTCCTAATAAAGCATACGTTCTTAACTTTAACATAGTGGACAGAAGCGGTGAGCTAACTACATCACAAGATAATATTAAAGTCCCTTCTCTTCCTGTTATTCAGTTAGCACAGTCAATGGCTGTTGAGGAACGTGGAGAAACTGGAGGCACTACAGCTGCTAAATTACAAGCACAAGCAATGCTAACATTGAGTGATGCTATTGCTTACGATGCAGCTCGCTTCCCTAATGAAACAGTGTGGTACGCCGTATGAGCCAACGATTACAGAATCTAACAGTAGCAGCACCGGGATTCCTTGGTATCAATACCGAGGAGTCTCCAGTGGGCATGAATCCCGCCTTTGCTTCCATTGCTGATAATTGTGTAATTGACAAGCGTGGTCGCGTAGGGGCGCGTAAGGGATACGACACTGTGTCTACTAACGGTAGTAGTGTCCTAGGAAGTAGCCGAGGTATCGAAGGTATCTTTGAGTTTACTTCCTTTGGTGGTGTTACTACGTTGTTCTCTGTGGGTAACAATAAGATATTCACAGGTACACCCACACTAGCCGAAGTTACTCTCCCCAGTGGCTACTCTATATCAGCAAACAATTGGAAGATAACATCCTTTAACGATGACGTATACTTCTTCCAGACAGGCCATGCGCCTCTTAGGTCAGATTCTGGAAGCACTACTCTTGTTGAAGTAGCAGGCGCACCACAAGCTAACGAAGTGTTGTCAGCATTTGGTCGTCTTTGGGCGGCTGACTTAGCAACTGATAAACATACTATACATGTCTCTCAGTTGTTAGACGGTACTGCGTGGGCAGGAAGCGATTCTTTTCAAATAGACGTTACTCAGTTCTGGCCTGAAGGTTACGATGAGATTGTAGCGTTGACAGAACATAACGGTTTGTTTATTGTCTTTGGCAAGCACTCTATGTTGATTTATGATGGAGCGCAAGGTGGTGCAGGTGCAGGTAGTTCAGGTTCGCCTGCTACAGCAAGCTCTACTATATTCCTAAAGGACACCGTAGAGGGCGTAGGATGCATTGAGAGGGACTCTATACAAGCCACAGGTAATGACATACTGTTCCTGTCTAATCGCGGTGTAATGAGCTTAGGGAGGCTTATACAGGAGAAGTCGCTACCCTTACGTGACGTTAGTAAGAATGTACGTACTGACTTAATGGCGATGTCTAACTTTGAGTCCTTGCCTGTTAAGAGTGTATACAGCGCTGAAGATGCTTTTTACTTGTTGACGTTCCCGTCTAGTAACACTACTTACTGTTTTGACGTAAGACAGCCTATGGAAGATGGTTCGTTTAGGGTGACTACATGGTCAGGTATTATACCTTTGGCGTTTAACGAACTTGCTCAGGATGGTTTCTATATGGGACTGTCTACAGGTATTGTTAAGTACGCAGGATACTTAGATGACACAGCTACGTACCAAATGTCTTACTACAGCAATGAGCTAGACTTCGGTAATCCGGGTATTGTTAAGTTCCTAAAGAAATTTCACATAACAGTAATTGGTGGTGGTAGCGCTACAGCAAACCTTAACTGGGCTTATGATTACTCTGATAACTTTAGTAAACAACAGTTTGAGTTTGAAGCAGCGGGTGTTGTCGGTGAATACAATGTAAGTGAGTTTAATACTACTGCGGAGTTTACAGGAGGTGTAGAGATTCAGACACCAAAGGTAAACACCACAGGTTCAGGAAGCGTAGTAAAAATTGGAGTAGTATCTACTATTAATAATAATTCTTTTGCAATACAGAAAATTGACATACTAGCTAAAATCGGGAGACTTTTGTAATGTCTAATTATACAGTAACAACAAACTTTGGAACTAAGGATTCGCTTCCTTCAGGCAA